GAGTGTGTACACACGCGAATGGATCAACCAATCAACATAAATGGAGAAAGGCAACACATGGCAACAAGAGCAAGAATAGGCATACAACTGTCAGACGGCAGTATCCGAGCAGCATATCAGCACTGGGATGGATACCCGGGCGGACTGGGCTACACGCTGTGCGAACATTGGCTGAACCCTCAAAAGGTTCTCAAAGCAATCGAGCTGGGCAATGCCAGCCATTGGGGTGAGTGGATAGGTGAGAAAATAGACTTTGATGACACACGTAACGAGCAGCACGCTGTGCAGAATGTTTACTATGGCAGGGATCGCGGAGAGAAAGATCAAGCAGCACGCACCTATCTCAACGAACAGGAGTACTTAGCAGAGGGTTGGGGCAGTGGCGAGGAATACATATATCTCATGCGTGACAGAGGTGCACGCAATGTGTTGGGAGAAGCACAGGGCGAATGGTTCTATGCCCAAAGAGTTTGGAACACCAATGAGAAGGCATATGATCCTGCAGAAGGATTTCAATCGTTACACCGCACAGCCATTGAGGACAGGATTCGCATGCTGCAGCACGAACTGAAACAACAAACTGTACATGGTGGGAGTAACATATGAGAAAGACTTTACATCCAGTGGAGCAGTGGGTGATGCAATTGCAACAGCAGCACACGGACTTGGTGTTGGGCACACTCACAGAACCGCAGCGCGAGTTGGCCCAGGAGCTGCAGCAGCAGTTGCGAGCGCGTGGTGTCACCCGTGAGGAAGTGCACACACTGCAGCAGAGACACATCCGACGTCACAAGGACTAGACCACACCAGAGGCTGGCCCCGATGAATCTCGAGGGCCACCGGCTTATACACATATATTGAAAAGTTGTTTTTTCGCTGGCTTATAGGTGCAAAATCACCACCCCGAAAAGTTAAGTACTTCTATTAAATTTTTTGTAATTTGATTTTTGCACACACAACCATTTTTCAGTGGCAGTCAACTCACCACACTGCTGCATTTTGACCCAGTAAATATGCACATGAGCGCACTGCACACATTTGGTTGTTCCATCACTCAGGGCTTTGCACTGCCTGATGTGGTGAAACCGCTGTTGGACAGCACAGGCACAGCATTGACACCACAGCAATTGCATGCATTGGAACAGCAGGGTCAACCGATCAATTGGGAGGACATACATGTGTATCAGCCCAGTCAACTGGCTTGGCCTCAACTGCTGGGCAATCGACTCAATCTCACTGTGCACAATCATGCTCGCAGAGGAGCCTGTTTTCAACAGATCGCACGTCAATGTGCAGTGGCCCACAGTCAAATTCAACCTGGCGATGTGGTGATTGTGATGTGGACCTATCTCAGCAGATTGAGTCTGCAGTGGCCCACACGCACTGCTGTGCCATTCTGTCATGTGGTGAGCCCCCAAATGGGCTGGATCACCACAGTGCTGCGTCAATTGAATCGTGCCATGGGTTTGAGTGACAGTGACCACAGTGAATCACTGCATGCAGACATCAAACAATTCATACAGCACACAGCACAGCACAGTCTGCATGAACTGCACACCTATGACAGATATCACAATCTGCTGCTGCTGATGTGCATGACAGATGGATTTCTGCAGCACACAGGAGCCAGAATCATACATCTCAGTGTGGAACCACAGCCCTATTTGGAACAGCTGGAATTGGCCAGACAGTGCCTGCCAGCATCACTGCAGAATCATGTGCGCACTCCCCATCCCACTGCATGGTATCGTGTGAATGTGGATCACGACAGCTGCAGGGTCATACTGGATCCCACCATACCACCTGCGGAGAACGACATGCACCCCAGTGTGCAGCATCATGAGAATTTTGCTGATCACATACATCAGCAGTACTTTGTGCCCAAAAAGTGCTGTGATAACTAGCGGCGGGATCTGCGTCGGGGCAGCACAATCACTTCGGTTTGATCATCACACAGTGGGTTGATCTTGCACACACTGTCCAACTGCACTCGTTTCTCCACATAGCGCTGTATGTCTTCAATCAATTCCTGCCACAGTTGTTGTTCAGTCATCCAGGTGTGATAGTGCAGCAGTTCAGTCAATCTGTGCCGATTGATCATGCGCTGCTGATGCATGTAGTGTATCTGTCTCCCCAGATCCAACTGTTCCCAGAGTTCACGTGTGTTGGATTTGGGAGTGCTCTGCAGTGCTCGCCACACACGTCTCTGTGCTGGAGTCAATTTGGATGGTTTTTTCCTGGGCATGCTGTATTTACTTGTGAAGGGCATCCAAAATTTCTCGCACAAATCTTAGAGTTACCCTGTATAATTTTTTTTGATTGTAGTTTTTCAAAACTGTTTCTTTTTCTGCACACCTTCATACCACAGCCACAATTCTCTGTCCAGCAGTTGCATGTGATTCACACATTCCACAGTGACTCTGCTGTGGGGCACACGTGACTCAATTTGACGCTGTACCTGTGGGCGAAATGCTTCACACTCTTTTATGATGGCAAACTGTGGTTCATTGGGCACAAAATACTTGCAATCGCCGGACATACACATGATGATGAGCAACATTGTTTTCATAAAGTATTTAGAATAGTTGGTCAGTGAGTAAACAGGCAGTATAAGTTGTGTGCGCAGTTATTTCCGCACAGGTTCTGACAGCAGTTGTCTGGCTATGGCAGCATATCTAGCAAATGCTGGCTCAAACAAAAATGATAGTTCGGGGGTCACACAGTCAGTTTTCCACATTTGAAATATTTTTTTGTTGAATTCGGTAAAAAATATCTGCTCCAGTTTTCTGGGAGTTTTATAGCACAATGTGATGCTGCCTAGTTTGAGATGTTGCAGCACTCTCAATCTGTGTTGACCGCTGATTACATTGTTTTTTTGATCTATCACCAATGGACACAGCAGTCCATGTGTGCTGATATGTGTGCGCAGTTTTATGAAATGTTCATGGTCATAAAATCTATCCAGTTTTATATCATTGATATTTTGCAACACCAATCTCTGTGAAAAAAATTTAAACCTAGGATATATCAGTTTCATGTTTAAGTCTAATTATAAATGTGCGCTGTTATTTACTTGTGAAGTGCACACAATGGCTTTTAATTTTTTAATTAACATATCATTTAATTTTTTAAATTATCATTTAAAATTTTTCAGTTATAAATTAAATATGAACCACACCCATTGGAGGATTAACATGGCTAAACTTAATCAAAAGAAAATTGATAAACTATTTGAACAAATAGATGAGTCAATTGAAAAGATACAAGAAAAACAGGCTGAACTGAAATCTATCATTGAAGATTACATTTATGAAATAGATTCAGATGAAGAAGACACTGATTCTGATGATTCTTACGCTGATGATGAAAATGAAGAAGATAATGAATCTATGGACGAAGATGATTCCGATGAATACAATGAAGATGATTCTGATGAAGAAATAGATCAAGACTTTGAAGACGAAGACATTAAACCTGCCAAAAAGAAAAAAAAATAAATTTCACAGTTCTAAGGCTCACAGTGCTTTTTTGGCACTGTGTAGCCTTTTCCAAATATAAACAATATAGTATAATATAAGTACACTTAATATGTACTTTAGAACATTATTAATTTTAATTTTATCAATCACAGTGGCACAAGCGCAGGTACCGGCCCACGAGCATGGGGTGATCGGACTGATGTATCACAAGTTTAACGAAGCCAAGCACCCATCCACCAACGTGAACATGGCGGACTTCCGCCAACAGATCAGCGCCATCAAGCGCAAAAAATACGACTTCATATCTGTCGCAGAATTGGAGGACATACTCTCCGGCAAGAAAATGGTCAACAGTAAGAAAGTGCTGCTGACAGTGGATGACGCCTGGGCCAGCTTCTATCGGCACGCGTGGCCGCTGCTGAAAAGCGAGAAGATACCGTTCGTGCTGTTCATCAACACCAGGGAGATCAATCAGGGCAGCCGCAACTACATGACCTGGCAGCAGATACGAGAGCTGCACAACAGCGGACTGGCAGTGATAGGACATCACTCATACTCGCATGACTATTTGGTCAACTGGGATGATGACGCCATACGCATTGACCTCACCAGGGCTACAGAGGACTTTGTTAGAGAGTTGCAGATGGCGCCCAAATACTTCTCATATCCTTTTGGCGAGTACAGCATAGAATTCAAGAACATAGTAAAGAGCATGGGCTTCCGCCTGGCTTTCGGACAGCACTCGGGCGTGATGGACAGCCTCAAGGATCGCTTGGAGCTGCCCAGGTTCCCCATCAACGAGAACTGGGGCAAGGCGGATCGATTTGCCGAGGTGTTGAACTCCAAGCCCCTGCCCGTGTTGGAGATACTGCCAGAGGACAAGCGTGTGACCAAGTTCCGCAATCCACCAGAGATTGAGCTGGTGCTGGCCTCGGGAATACAAGCAGGCCGTATCAGCTGCTTCACACATCATGGCGACGAATGGTACGCGGCAGCTGTGAGCGTGAGGTCACAGGATCGCGTGCATGTGCAGGTGCTGAAGCCCTACATTACACGCACCGGCAGGGTCAACTGCTCATACAAAGACACTGACGGCCAATTCCGCTGGCTGGGCATGCAGTTCGTGCTGCCGCACATAGCTTCTGATAAATGAAAATCAAAAAGAATGTTATTAATCTCTACTGCCCAGTATTGATGCTGCCAGAAGATGATTGCAGCAAACAAGTGCCTGTGTTAATGGAAAGAAATTTTATGGACAAAGTTTTTAAATGTGCAGTGGCCGCGCATTGCAAAATTAAAAAACACGTGTTTTCTGAAAACAATGTGAAGTTATTTTTTAAAAATAACAAACACGCAATGATGTTTGCTTTGATGTGGAAAGACAGTAATTTGTACTAATCCCAACCTTTGAATGTATATTGTGATCTATCAATCCAAGGATACCAGTATGCAGTCACTAAATCCACTGTGCCTGATATGATGTTCATATAATTTTCCATCCACTCCAATTCGTAGTTGTATTCTTGGAAGTTGCCAGCATTAGGACAAATTTTGTTGTTGTATCCAAAGTACATAACAGTAATATTTATCCCTTATTGTGGTGCATTAAAAATTGTTTTAATTATGGTGCAGTGTATCATGTTCATGTATCCATTGCGACAGTGTTTCTGCATCAAAATACAGCCCAGATTGATCTAATCTAGGACGTTCCCTGCGCACATTTTCATCCGATTGATATTGATGAATTTTGTAAAATAAAAACTCTGATAGACTTTTGGAATAGTTATTCATGCTGTATTGTAGCAATGAATGTGTTGTGTGTCAAGCGTCTTCTTTGACCTCTGGCACCACAAAAAGATCCACACCTGCTTCCATTAATTTAGTGGCTTCTGTGCTGGTGGGTGTGCCAAAGAATTTATCGTCTCGATCACCTTTTTCTGCGAGCTCCACATTTTTTACAAAATTAGGTCCCACGTTTTCATAATTTTTACGTATGTATTGACCCACTTCTCTCATGATTTCTTTCACTCTGCTGCCCATGACAAACTGATTGCGCTCGCCCACCATTTTTTTAAGATTTTTTACTCTCTCCTTGTGGCCAATTTTTTTCTTAGAGCCTTTGCCCACAGATGGACTCATGATGTCTCGATCCACTTTGCCAGTGCCGCACATAGGACAGCACAGCAAACCTTTATCGCGTTGTTGTTCAAACTGATCTATGCTGGGAAACCAACCCTCAAACGTATGAGTGTTGGCACACTGCAGTTGATATTTAATGGACATGCAATTACTTATCAAAAGTGATCATAGTTAAAATGTAGCATATAAATATTTTTTTACAACCACATATTATGCCAAAAAATCTTGAATATCGCGTGGGCAGTCGTCACAGTGATTTGGCCATGCTGCAAACACAGTGGGCTGTGCAGAGTTTTCCTCTGCCTGTGCGCATTGTGCAGATCACCACCACAGCAGATGCAGTGCAGGATCGACCTTTGAAAGAATTGGGTGGCAAAGGCATGTTCTGCAGAGAACTGGAGCAGGCTCTGCTGCAGGATCAAGTGGACTGTGTGATACACAGTGCCAAGGATGTGCCCACTGTGCAAACACCTGGCACTGCCATCATAGGTTGTGTGTGGCAGAGAGGTGATCGCCGTGATGCCATTCTCACTGGTCATGATCATCTGCTCAGTGTGCCCAGCTACACCAACATTGGCACCAGCAGTGCCAGACGTCAGGTGCAACTGCAGATGCTGCGACCAGACTGCACTGTGAAACTGTTGAGAGGCAACATTGGCACACGCATACGTCGTCTCACAGATGGAGAATTCAGTGCCATCGTGATGGCAGAATGTGCTGTGCAGAGATTGAATGTGTTGGATCGTGTGAACACCATCAACCACCCCACCTGGCGTGGTCAACATCATGTGCTCAGTGTGGATGACATGCTGCCAGCAGCAGGTGCAGGCTGTGTGGTGGTGCAGATCAGACAGAATGACAAACGCAGTTGGGATCTGTGGAATCCTCTGCTGCTGCCGGAGCCCACACTGGAGATGTGGTGTGAGCGAGCAGTGCTGCAGGGCATACAGGGAGACTGTGACACAGCTGCCGGAGTGATGGCAGAAGTGAAGGGTCAGCAGATGCAGTTGCGAGCAGGCTGGTGGGATGAAGGTGCATGGTGGACTGCACGTGATGAGGGTGCTGTGGAACAGTGGCAGCAGCTGGCAGACAGTGTGGTGCGCACACTGTGGCAGCACAGGGCACAAACCCCAAAATAAACCATATTTAAACCCATTTATACGTCATTACAAGGGTGCTTGCGGCCATGTGTGTGCCAAGTTATGTGAGCACCAAAAAACCAGCTCATAAGTATGTGCATGGGCAATCACCATGAACAACTGCTGGGTGTGAATCTGCTGCAGTATGTGCAGAACAAAATGGCCACAGATCAGGTGGCATGGTATCACATGAGCACCACAGCACTGCCCACAGATGTGGGAGACTATCAGGGCAGTTTCAGTCATCTCATATTCAAAGACAGCAGTGGTCCCATCAGCAATCTGTTTGAGCCTGCATTCACTGTGCTGTGTGCAGCACTGGATCGTGAAGGTCAGCAGCTGAAAGATCTGTATCGCATACGCCTGGGAATGGTCACTCGCACTCCACATCGTGTGACACATCAGGGTCATGTGGATGATGGTAGACCTCATCGCACAGGACTGTTCTATCTCATAGATTCAGATGGTGACACGTTGATCTATCGTGAGCGCAGAGAGAGCGCACAGTACACAGTGGAAACCGCAGTCACGCCCAAGCAGAACACTTGGCACAGTTTTGATGGTGCTCAGTTTCACAGCAGTCAGTCACCCATTCAACATGAAAAAAGATTAGTGTGCACATTCAATTACACAGTGTTCTAAACTCAAAAAAAATCTTGCGCGGCCGCTGCTTTGCAGCAGAAATTTTGTTTACCGCTTCACGGTTTTTTTGGCTGCACTTCGTGCCTGAGCTGGCCATTAAGCGAACACACAACTGCTAGTATAACAGCACACAACATGTTTCTAACAGCATTTTACATTTACATTCTGTTGTATAAATATCTATGTCGCTGTGTAAATCACAGCGTCTAACAACAATAAAAAGGGAGAATAGGCAATGAAGAAAACAATAAAGAAAATCCTAAGTATCATCCATTCGGTGATAGATCTTAATAAAAAGTTTGTGATAGACATCAAGATAAAAATAGAGAATCTTGTGTTTAAATTTACTAACAAATAAATTTAATCAAATCAAATTTCTTTGCGCAGGCTTCGTGTCTGCGCAAAGATCACATACAGTGCCATTGTTGTAAAGAATATAACTTTACATCCATACAATCTACATAGTCTGAATTATTAAGATGTTTGATTTTACCTCTTCCTACTACCATTTCACCATCATGATGATTGAAAGGTTTACGTATGGTCACGTCGATGTATTTGCCTGGTGCTATGCCCAAAGTAACAAATGTCACATATTTTCCTTTGGCACCTTTGAACACTCTACCATTGGCAATGATTCCAGCAAATTCTACATAATCTAAGTATTGTTGTTTAACTTGACATCTAGGTATAAATCCTTTTTGCCACCAACCTGATTCAGTCTCTAAACCATGTCTGTGTGCTTCTATTTGATACACCCATGATCTATAAGATCCTTCGCAATGTTTGAGACAGGCTTCCCAAAACTTAACAGGGTTGTGTGCTTTTTGATAAGCCAATGCCCAAATCAATCTGCCTAGATTCACAGCGTGAGCTCTACACAATCCGAATCCGCTCAGAGTCATTAAAGATTTTATTGCTTGATCTTTTTTTGGGTGATTACCTAATTTTTCTACAAACTCTAAAATTTTTTCGTCGTTTTTTTTAGCAAATGCTCTCCGATACATATCAGCTTCATACATGTCTATACCTATTGTTTCGCTGATAATTTCTATAGCATCATCTTCGAATACTATGCAATCTTGTAGATTTTCTTTAGCCCAATTGTGAAACATAGTGGCTTTTTGTCTACCTGAAAGGGCCACAGGTCTTATCATAGCAGTAGCAAAAACACAATCATGTACACTCTTAGGTTTGATTGCTCTAAATAATCTTCTCATAGCAGGAGATTCACCCTGCGTTACGCCTAATACGTCTCCTCTACTCAGTAGTTCTTCCGTAGCCTTGTCTGTTTCAGGATAATCCATTAAATTTTTATATGAGTCAATCTCTAATAACTGACTCAATCCTCTATTGGCTAATATGTCAACTTTTAAGTGTTCTAGATCCTCTACTTCATATTTGTCCAACAATATCTGATTGTCGGCTGATATCAAACTCTTAGGCAATGTTCTATCAAACATAATAATACCACCACAGTGTTTAGATATACATCTTTTTTTACCCAATAATTTTTGTTCTATACGTTTAGCTTCTTTAGCATCTATGTTATAGTCTTCGTATTTGAAATTTCTAGGCAATCTTCCTTTTGCTCCCAATCTCTTTGCAGCTTCTCTCTTGGCTGACTTAGATTGAAATTTTACATAGTTTGAAATCCTTGCTGTGCGTCCAGGCCATTTTTTAAATATACGTTCCATAACATTCAACTGTCGCCAATGTTCAAAGTCAATGTCTACGTCCGGAAGATCATCACGCATAGGATTTAAAAATCTTGCCACAGGTATGTTCCATTTGACAGGATCTACATCAGTAATGCCTAGCAGATAACAAACTAAACTGGATCCTGCTGATCCCCTAGTCATGTGTTTGATGTCTTGTGTTAGATCTATTATGTCGCAAATTTTAAGGAAATAATCCGTAAATTTTAATTTAAGTATTAACTCTACTTCTTCTGCTAACCTTTTATGATATACTTCCTGGTCGGGTAGGGGTCTTTTAAATCTTTCAGTCAGCCTTTGTATGTTTTCCAAATCAGTCATGTGTTGCCTTTGTTGCCTTTAATACAGAAGTATTTATTTGGCAACGTTATTCTGTTTTGATATTTTGGTAGAATTATTCTTTGTTGATATTGCTTAGAAATTCTCTAAGTTTTGTTGTGTCAGATTCTGGTTTGATTCTGCCCACATTACTGCCTTGAGTAGGATCTTGAGGAATCGTAGATTCAGTTTTGTTTTCTTCTGACATAATGCTGCTTTTCTTAAGATTATCAAATATGGTTGATTTTCTTTTTTCAAATTCTTTATATTCTTCATCTTCTGACAAGTCTCTAATTCTTAAACAATCAATATCAAATTCTAAATCTATTTTTTGTCCAACTCCGCTAGAAGAACGTGTCTTCATCAGCTGTATCTGATATCTACCTCTTTCTCTCATTGCTCTACTTGTAAATATACCAAATACATTGTCAGCTGTTTGTATTTTAGATAATCCGCCTGCTATGTGCGAATGATCAAATTCTATTTCTTCTACGGCTCCTCTGTTCAACTGTGAAGCTGTCACAAATAACACTTGTAAATCCATAGAAAGATTTCTTAGTTCTTCTGATACAAACTTATCTTTCACAAACAAATCGCTCGGACTAACTTTTTTACTAATCGGCATCATAAGATCCAAATAATCTACCAACACCACATCAAATTTTGTATTATTTTTTATTTCAAATTCTTTTATGTATGTTCTGATATCGTTGGCATTTTTACCACTGGGCATGTATTTGATTTGAAATTTGCCTGATTTTTTCCCTAACAGTTTAACTTTCATTTCCACGCCATCCAAATCTTTAAAAATTTCTCTACTTGGGATATTAGTTAACATGCTGTCTAATCTCATTGATATCAATCCTTCACTTAATTCAAAAGACAGATACAACACATTTAATCCTGTCAATACCCAATTTACTCCCAAGTTTGCTAGGAATAAAGATTTACCTGCTCCTGATCCGCCTGCAAATATATTCAACTCACCTTTATTAAATCCCCCAAATAGTTTTTTAT